TGCGAAAAGCAATTGGGATATGTTCTTCCCCTTGTCAGACGCACCGGTTTCTTAAAAAAGAAATAGAAGCGGGAAGGCTTAAAATGCTTACGGGGCGAGTGCTCGACAAAGACGGGAAACTGCAACACGCCGCTCGCTACGTCATTGTCTCCTGATGCGCATCGAGATCACAGTCGAGACGCGTAGCGGCGAGACTGGCGGCGAGCGCAATTACGTCTATGCCTGTGATCTTCCCGACAAAACTACATTTGAAACTATCGAGGCCCACGTCTCCAACGTCGCCCGGCTGCTTGACCGCCAAGCGAGCGAGGCGCTTGATGAAGACGACGACGAGGAGGATGAGTGGAAGGCTACGGCGTAGCAGGCGGATTTTATCGCACAAATAAAAGATGCGATAAGCAAGCGACTGAACGCGACTTGCGAAAGATGTCGCACAAATAAATGCAGATTCTTTTCTTTTTGTGTTGCAAAACGAAAACGGCGCGGGCAAGGTCATGAGCATGGGACGCACAACGCCGACCGACTAACTCAGACGAACAAAAACAAATCAGACAATGACCACCCGCACCGAAATCAAGCCCGCCATCGCCCGCAGCATCAGTCACAACGAAATCGTCCTCCTGCTCGTGGACGACGCCAAGGCCGCTCTTGCCGCCATCGAAAACGACGAAAACGTCACCGAGCTGGACAGCGCCACGGAAAACAACGGAGACCTCGACTTGTGCGGCAAGCGCCTTGGCGAAGATTTCCGACTCAACATTCGCTCCGTTAAGTGAGCCGACCACCAAAGGATACATCCACTCATGAAAAATTATCGCGACGATTGGTTCGTCCTCTTTGAAGACGCCAAGGGCGTGATTTCCTACTATGCAGGCGACGGCGATAAAGGCGTGCGGCTGACGCTCCGCGATGATGAGGCGCGCCATTTGGAGTCACGCCAGGCGACACAACTGGCGAAAAAGCTGAACGCGCTTTACGCCAAGACGCACAAGGATGGCGCCGACTTTTATGTGGTGGCTGCTTCCACGATCCGAGCGTGACATCGGAGAAGATCACCTCAACTCCATCGCCCGCCTCCGCGCCTCGATCCGCGCCTCAGGGTCAAGCGCCCGCCGCACAACGCCGACCGATCATTTTAAAAATTAGATCAGAATGAAAAGCACTAACCGCGGCAACCGCAACGCCGCCAAACCCGTCGCCAAACGACGCGTGCCAATTAGCGCCCGAGTGCTCCCCGAGACCGCAGCGGCCCTGCGCGCAGACAGCCGCGGCGTAGGCCGGGCGATTGATGCTCACACATTTCTTGTGGAAAAAACAGCTCCACATTTTCAACAACAACCCAACACATGAATACAACCCTAGCATTAGTCCTCCTGGCCCTCGCAACCTTCATCATCGGCGTGATCGCCCTTGGTGGCGATTGGGCAAACCGAAACATTGACGAGGCCAACAAGGCCAAGCCGATCAAGCTTTCCACTAAGGGTAAGCGCACACGCAAGGGAGGCCGCAAGTGAAGACCGAAGAATTTTGCAGCGGCGAATACCTCGCCAACCGCGCCGCCGATGGCCTTGACTACCCTGAGCAAGCACCGATGCGGCACGAGTCGTTTGATGCCGCCCGCGAGCTAAAAGACGAGCTCGCGCCGCTCCCGACTAACGCTTGGGCGACTCTCGCCCCCCTCACTTTTCACGATGCCGCTCTCAGCATCGTGAGATCCCAACACCACCTAAACACGGAGAACCTATGAACACACCAGACAGAAACCAGCGCGATCAGCGCATCATTGACACCGTCGCCCAGCTCTGCCGCGAGGCAGTTGCCGAGCGACTGAACCAGATCGAACAGGCCGCAGCCGACATGGCAGAGGATGCCATTGACGAAGACGGCAACGAAGCACCCGTCCGCGCCAAGCTTTCCCTCGCGGTGAGCTGGCCCGCCGGAGCCGACTCCCCCGACATTGAGGTCAAGGCGACTTATTCAATGCGCCGCGTCCTCAACCTATCGGCGAAGGCCGATGGCAACCTGGCGCTGCCGTTTGGCGCAGGGGAGGGCGACAAATGAACCTCAACATCACCAAAGGCCCGCGAAAGTCCGCGGTTCGCGCAGTCATCTACGGAGTCGAAGGCGTGGGTAAGTCCTCGCTCGCCGCGCTCCTTCCCGAGCCGCTGTTTTTAGACTTGGAAGAGGGCACCCATCAGCTCAACGTCGCCCGCTCAAGCGTGGATACGTTCTCTGGGCTGCAATCCGCGCTGGCCCAGCTTGCAATCGATACTGACGGCTACAAGACCGTCGTCATCGATTCCGCTGATTGGGCCGAACGCCTCGCCGCTGAGTCTCTACTCAAAAAGCAGAACAAGAAATCCATTGAGGACTTCGGCTTCGGCAAGGGCTTCGTCATGCTTGCGGAGGACATGGCCCGCGTGCTAGCGTCCTGCGATACGCTCGTCCATCGCGGCGTGCATGTCGTCTGGATCGCTCACGCCAAAACCGTCAAGGTCTCGCCGCCGGACATGGTGGATGGCTTTGACCGCTACGAGTTGAAGCTGGCGAAGCAAACCGCGCCGCTTTTCAAAGAATGGGCCGACTTGCTGCTCTTCGCCAACTACGAAACCACGACCGTCAAGGGCAACGACGGGCGGGTGAAGGGCGATGGCGGCAAACGCCGCGTGCTCATCTCCGAGCGCGCCGCCGCTTGGGATGCCAAAAACCGATATGGTCTCCCAGAGATCATGCCAATGATCCACAACGAGCTGCCTGTTGAGTTAGCGGCGATCTTCGCCGGTAAAATGACGCCCCGCGCAGCCGCTCCGGTGGCTGCTTTTGAGCCAGCTCCGATCTCGGTGCCGGTGGCGTTGGCGACGCCTCAGCAAATCGCCACGCTTACCACCTACGGGAAGACTTCGGTCTGCGCCAAGATCATCGACGCTGCGCTGGCCCACTATGGCGAGATCAGCCCGGCCGACCTCACCACCGATCAGGCCGCGAAGGTCATCACTCGTTGCCAAGAGGAGATGAATAAGCCCGCCGCACCAGCAGCGAAGCCCACCGGCCCGCTCGCCACCGCTGCCGCTCCGTTCGTCTGGCCCGCTCCTTTTGCGGAGTGGCTGGCTGCAAACGAAGAGCAGGTGAACCCATTCCTCATCGGTAAGTTTTGGATCAACGCCGGCCAGACCTGGCGCAACCTCACCGCCGAGCGCGCCGAGTCGCTGATCCAGCGCGAGGCAGCGTTTGCGGCATCGGCAAAGATTCCAGCGCGTGGAGGTGTAGCGTGAGCGCCCCCATCACCCTCACTGGCATCGGCGACGCCCAGATCGAAATCGCCATCAGCTCCCACGCGCTGCGCTCCGAGGCGCTGACCCGCGCTCAGGCTGTCCTGTCGGTTGGTGATGCGATGGATGCCGCCGAGGCGTCCGACGCTTTGCGCCTCCTCACCCAGCTTTCCAAGCAGGTTGAGGCGGCACGGGTAGAGGTCGGCAAGCCGGTCCTTGAGCTCACCCGCAAGATCAACGCCACCGCCAAGGATTTTATTGGCGAGGTGCTGGAGGAGAAGGCCCGCCTAGAGGGCATCCTCGGCACGTTCCAAGCTGCACAGCAACGCAAGGCCGACGCCGATCGCCGCTTGGCGCAGGACGAGGCCAATCGCTTTGCCGCTGATGCCGCCCGAGCCCAGCACGCCGTCGAGCGGGCGGTCAGCGCCACCGAGATTGAGCGCAGCCAGCAAGCCGCAGCCGAGCTTGAGGTGAAGGCCATCGAGGCCCGCGTGGCAGTTGCTGCCATCGCTGCGATCAAGCCCGAGGGCGTTGCGCTTCGGCAGTCATGGAAGTTCGAGGTCGTGGACATCCACGCGCTCTTTAAGGCGCGCCCCGACCTTTGCGTGATTGAGCCTAACAACGCGGGCATCCGCGCCCAGATCCCACACAACCAATCTCTGCCAGGTCTCCGCATCTGGCAAGAAGCCAAAGCCAGCGTCCGTAACTAATTCAACGCCCAACCCAACTATTATGTCACAACATCCAACTGGCCGTTTCACGGCCCTTGTCCAGAAAGCCGAAGTCGGCGAATCCACGAAGAAGGGAACGCCTGGCGTTTTCTTCTCCTTCAAAACCAGCGAGGGCGAAATTGACGGCACGCTCTGGCTTTCCGAGAAACCCTACGAGCGCAGCCTTAACACGCTCCGCGAGTGCTTCGGATTTAACGACGACTTCGCTTCTCTCGCCGCTCAGGCCGAGGGCCGCGAGGTTTCCATCACGGTCGAGACCGAAACCGACGAGAAAGGAAAAGACTGGTCGCGGGTAAAATGGATTAACGCGATCCGCTCTGCCGCAGCTAAGCCTGTCGCCGGCGGAATGCTGGCACGCCTTTCTGCTCAGGCGAAGGCGATTGCCAAGCCTGCCGGGATGCCGGCGCCGCAACCCGCGAAGCCCAAGCCCGCTCCCGCTCCCGCAGCAATCAACGACGGCGACGTTCCATTCTAATGACCACCAAACCCAAAACCACCCGCCGCCTTGCGAGCGGACTTAACGCACCGAAGCGCGTCACCGAAGCCAGCCTCTCCCGGCAGATTGCTGAGGGCGCGAAGTTTTTCTGGTCGTCCCGTGGCGGCAACCCCAACGCCGCGTTCTGCCGTCCTCGATTCAACTCCAAATGAAATCATCCCTCGCTCATAAGTTTAACCGCGCTGAAGCCCTTG